AAATAGTAAGCGAAACAGAAGCAGTATTAGTATGTACTTATTTAGGTGGAGAATCAATCGCAACAAGTACAACCAGTAGTGCATTAAGTTTAGCACCATTAGAATCAAGTGCTGAAGAGTTTGATGCCAAGTTCAATGAAGTATTTACATTAATAAGCGAGAAAGCATCATTATGCAAAAAGAACGTCTAAAAAAAGAAGTAGTATTGCAACTACTGGAAAGCCAAGAATCAATCGGATACATAGCTGATAATATGGGGGTTAAATATCAAACTATTTTAAAGCAAATAATAAGTGAATCGCCAACATTATGCAAGAGACTTTATGTATATGCGATTAAAAATGCTTTAGGGTTACCATTAAACAACACAATAACTGAACTATACAATAACGATGGAGGCTACAAAGAATGAGCATACAAGAAGAAGAAAACAAATTAGCTATACTATGGCAGTATTATAAGAACTGTTTAGAGATGACTCACACTGGCGAATGCGATGACCAGGAATTTATAGAGTTAGGCAAAGCAGCTAACAAGTGGCGATTACAAAAGGAATTAGTACACAAGTTAAAAAACGAAAACAAATGAGCAAACAAACAGCAGTTAGATGGTTAGAGCAGGAATTTATTGCCCTACAAAATTATAATGTAAATGAATTTGGATTATTTGCAAAAGCCAAAGAAATGGAGAAGGAGCAGATAAAAGATGCTTATTGGTCATCCTATAAAGAAGGTCAGTATAGCGGAGACAAAACGGCAGATGATTACTACAACGAAACATTTAATAAATAAATTATGAGCAGAATAGACACACTACGAAACCGATACGATAAAATAAACAGATTGCGCAACATAGCAATAAATGAACGCAATATTTTAAAAACAAAACAAGCACAATGGCTGCTTTATTCAATCACAACAACTTTAAACCTTATAAGCCAACCACAGCAATGGAATTAGATAAAATAAGTAACATAGAATTAGGTGGAATAGACACCAATGATTATCCTGACTTTTGCGATGCTCACATAGTAAGTGCAGAAATAGATGGAGTTGAATTAACCGATGCAGAAATAGAAGAATTAAACTGCGATTCAAGTTTTGTATATGACTGTGTTTTAAACCAATTATTTTAATGAATTTATCGGATTTACAACATAACGAAAGGCTATTACTAAAGCAATTGGCTATATTGCAGGATAAAGTAAAAATTTATAAAAAACAATTATCAGAAACTAAAAAACAAATAAAGAAATGGAAAATTTAACACATTGGAAAAAAATGACTGATCCAAAATATATTGGAAGTTATGACTTTCAACCAGGACAAGAATTAAAAGTAACTATTGAAAAAATAGAGAATGTAAATATTGAATTATTTAATGGAAAGAAGCTTGAAACAAAAAATTGCATCTTAGCGCATTTTAAAGGAGCTAAAAAACCAATGATATTAAATAAAGAGAATATGAAGGTAATAACCAAAGTAGCAGGATCACCATACATAGAGCAATGGGTTGGTAAGGAATTAGTTTTATATGTAACTAAAGTAGCTGCATTTGGTTCTATGGTGGATGCTGTAAGGGTAAAATTTATACGATAATATGATAGATAATTTAATATTTAGAAGCAGCGCAGTAGGTGGCCTATGTGGTAAAACAGGGCTTGGCGCAACAGGTGAGAAGCTTGCAATTAAAACGTATTTGCAGAAGCGTTATGGTAGATATAAAGAAATTACAAATAAATATCTTGAAAAGGGTATTGCTTGTGAAGATGCTGGTATTAAAACCTATAATAGCCTATTTGATACGGATTATGTAAAGAACGATACACGTATTTACAATGAATTTATAACAGGTGAATGTGATATTGATACAGGTGAAAGTATTATAGACATCAAAAACAGTTGGGATTTATTTACTTTCCACGAAAGCAAAACAAGTGATAACAAATTATATGATTGGCAAGGCCAGTGCTATATGGAGCTATACGATCGGCCAATGTTTCAATTGGTTTATGTTTTAGAAGATACACCTGACTTAAATATATTTAAGGAAATAAACTATGCAGGTGATATTGAGGAATGGGAAGAGGTGCAAATTATAGCCAATATGGTTTATTCTCAATCTACATTTGATAGGCTTATTGAAACGCAAGGATTGGGTGGCGATGTAAAAACCGATAAAGCTATAAAAAGTTTTATTGAAATTCCTGCAGGCGAAAGGTTGCACGCTAAACAATTTAGCAGGGATTCAACAAAATACGAATTTATTAAAACAAGAATTAACGAAGCAAGAAAATTTTTAAAATCAATATACGAATAATGGAAATTAGAATAAAATCAGCTCAATTAGTTCCTGATCAATATGGGAATAACATTAAAATTACAAAAGTAGGCCTATACAATTTAGGTAAATTTATTAAATGGATAAAATTAGATGACAAATTATTGGAGCTTATTACTTCCATAAAAATGCCAGTAGACAATTCATTTTGTCCACCATTTGTAAAAGATACTGAAAATATATTAAATTCTTTAATTGGTACACATTTTATTTTAGATTTTAATGAATTTATAGCAAAATGCGAATTATCTTATTTACCAATAACTAGGGATGAAGGCTATTTTTATTATGGTAGCAAAAAATTAGATGTTTGCCTGGAGTTTGATACATTTCCAAATTTAGATGCTTCAGATACATCAGGCGAAGAAACATTTGTTTCAAAATTAATCGGGGTATATTTTTACCCAAAATATTTAAATTAAAAAACCTAATAAATAAATAAAATGAAAGAAGAAATTGAAATTTTAAAAGACGAAATGTTAATTATGCAAGAATGTGCTGAAATTTATAATGATGATATTTATGAAATAAAATTAGAAATTGAAAGGCTAATAAAAGAAGTAATTTACTTGCAAAAAGATTTAGCAGCACAAGAAGAAACTTTTATAGATGAAATCAGAAAATTGAAAAAAAGTTTAGATGTGGAAATAGAACATTTACAAGAACAAATTAGATAATTAATAAATAAATAAATGGAAATCAAAGGTAAGATCCTTCAAATCGGAGAAGTAAAACAGATTAGTGATAAGTTTAAGTTGCAACCAATTTTAATTGAAACTGGTGATAAGTACCCAAGAAAACTTCAATTGCAATTAAAAGATAGGGCAATGCAGCAAATAATAAACATAGGTGATGTATTAATTTTTAAATTTGATGCTGAGTCAAGGGAATATAACGACAAGTGGTATACAAATTTAAATTGCTATGAAATTACAAGGTAACTAAAACAGGTAAGTGTAATCAAAAAAGTGGTGAAAAATTATTTTAAAATAGTTAAATTACAAAAAACGTAAAATAAAATTTTTTCCTAAAATTACAATTACACTTACCTTTTATGACTTAGATACTAATAAAATCAATAGCTAAGGTCAGGTAAGTATAAAATATAGTATAATGATTACACTTACCTAATTATTTAGAATGAATCTAAATAGTAAATAAATTAAAATAAAGCAAATAAATAGTTTACTTTTGGAATATTATAAAATGTGTTATGAAGTAGAGATTTGTAACACATTCTTTTAAAGTGTTGTTTTCATAAAACAATTAGCCCCAATTCTCTCTACGTTTTGGGGCTTTTGTTTCTTATAAATTATTATGAACATATCGTTATTCAAATCAGTAAAAGATACATCTTCACCATTTAATAAACCAGTACAAGTTGCATTAGATAGAATAAAAAATGGAGCTTCAAAGGAATTAAACTTAAAAATTAGAGAATCTAATGACAAGGAAATACAAAAAACTTTAAAATCTAAATTACCTGGTGTTTGTTTTAATGGAACTTTTACCAATAGAAGCATAAAAGGATTAGATAAAAAGTCAGGATTAATTATATTAGATTTTGATGGTTTTGAAAATAAAGAATCCGCATTACAATATAAAGAAAGTTTAAAAGAGGATGCCTATATATTTGCAACTTGGATAAGTCCATCAAATATTGGAGTAAAAGTATTAGTTAAGATTCCAACTGAAGGCGAACATAAAGGATATTTTGATGCTTTAAGATTACATTTTAATTCTGAACATTGGGATGTAAGTAGTTCAAATATTGATAGATTTTGTTTTGAAAGCTACGATTCTGATTTGTTTCAAAACAATAATTCAATGTTATGGAGTGTTTGCGAATTACCTGAATCAGATGAAATAGGAACAAGTAAACCATTTATATCAATAAAATCAGATAATCGTATTATTGAGAATTTAATGAAGTGGTGGAATAAAAAATATGGTTTTGTTCAGGGCCAAAAGAATAATAACCTATTTAAGTTAGCTGCAGCATTTAATACATTTGGAATTAATAAGAGTGAATGTGAACACGTTTTAAACCAATTTTGTAATGGTAAAAATGATAAAGAAATACAACAACTAATTAATTCAGCATATAAAAACGTAGCTGATTTTAGAACAAGGTTTTTTGAAGATAAAGATGTAAAACAAAGAATTGAAAAACAAGTAAAAGCAGGATCTACTTTAAAAGATATTGCTAATTCATTTCCTGGAGTAGATAAAATTGAAATTGAAGCTAGTATAAATGAAATAAAAGAAAATAATGTTAGTGATGATTTTTGGACTTATGATAGAAATGGAAGATGTATATTAAGCGCACATCAATATAAATTTTGGTTGCAATCAAAAAACTTTAGTAAATACTTTCCAACTGATTCAAATACTTATACTTTTATACGTAAAGAAAAAGGATTAGTTGAAGAAACTAATGATAAAAGAATAAAAGATTTTGTATTATCTGAATTATTAAAACGTAATGACATTGGATTTCTTCCGTACGATATGATGGCAAATACAACTAAGTATTTTAGTAATGATTTTTTAGCTTGCTTAGAATCAACTGAAATGGCTATAAAAGAAGATACATCTGATACCTGTTATATTTATTATCAAAACTGCACTGTTGAAATAAAAAAAGATTCAATAAATACTATTGGGTATGAGAATATTGAAGGTTATGTTTGGAAAAAACAAGTTATAAATAGAATTTATGAGGAATCCGATCACCACGAAAGCGAATTTAGGAAGTTTTTATGGTTAATTAGTGGTAAAAATATTCAGCAATACAATAGTTTTAAATCAGTAATTGGTTATTTATTGCATAGTTTTAAGACCAGTGCAAATAATAAAGCAATAATATTTAATGATGAAACTATAAGCGATAATCCAAATGGTGGGAGTGGTAAAGGTTTGTTTTGGAATGCATTAACTAAAATGAAAAAAGTTGCAAGTATTGATGGCAAAACATTTGAATTTACAAAATCATTTCCTTACCAAACTGTTTCAACTGATACACAAATATTAATTTTTGATGATGTAAAAAAGAACTTTAGTTTTGAATCATTATTTAGTTTAATTACTGAAGGAATAACTTTAGAGTATAAAGGCCAGGATGCAATAAAGCTTCCAATAAATAAAAGCCCTAAAATATTGATAACAACTAATTATACTATAGGTGGAATTGGTGGATCATTTGAGCGCAGAAAATTTGAAGTTGAAATGAGTAGTTATTTTAGTAATAAATATACACCTGTAGATGAATTTGGACATCTACTATTTGATGATTGGAATGAAGCCGAATGGTCAAGGTTTGATAATTATATGATTCAATGCTGCCAATTTTATTTAATAAATGGATTAATTAAGAATGATTTTAAAAACTTAGAAATAAGAAAGTTTATTAAAGAAACATCATTTGAGTTTTATGAATGGGCTAATACTGAAACATTGCCATTTGATATTAGATTACCTAAAAATGAATTATTTGATATTTTAACTAATGATTATTCAGATTTAAAGAAATGGTTACAAAAGAAAACATTAAACAGGTGGATTAAAACTTATTGCGAATTTCATAAATACGAATACAAAGAAGGTAAGTCTAATAATAATTTGTGGTTAGAAATAAATAAACCTAAAGGATCATTTGAAAATCCAATAAAAATAGATATATGAAAGTATTAAGAGATTACCAAAAACGAATAAGTAAAGATGCAAATGATATTTTAAAGCGTTTAGGCTTTGTTTATTTAGCACTTGAAGTAAGAGTTGGTAAAACAGCAATTGCATTAAACACAGCTAAGTTATATGGTGCTAAAAATGTTTTATTTGTAACTAAAAAGAAAGCAATTAAATCTATTGAAAATGATTACAATGATTTTGGATTTAAATTTAATTTGACTGTTATAAATGCCGAAAGTTTACATAAGGTTACAGGTAATTTTGATTTAATAATTTCGGATGAACACCATAAGTATGGTGCATTTCCAAAGCCATCAAAAGGAACAGTTTACTTTAAGAAAACTTTTGGACATTTGCCAATCATTGCATTAAGTGGCACAATGAATCCTGAATCATATAGCCAGGTATTCCATCAATTTTGGGTTAGTAATAATTCACCATTTAAACAATATGCAAACTTTTACAATTGGGCCTTATATTTTGTAAATATTGGCCAAAAGTATTTAGGTTATGCAGTAGTAAAAGATTACACTAATGCTAAACAAGATTTGATTCAAAAAGCAATACAGCCATATATTATTACTTATACTCAAAAGCAAGCAGGATTCACATCTGAAGTAATTGAAAGAATATTGACTGTTGAAATGAATGAAAGCACTTATGATTTGGTTGCTAAACTTAAAAAGGATAATGTAATTGAAGGTAAAACTGAAGTGATTATTGCTGATACTGGAGCTAAAATGATGAGCAAATTACATCAAATGTATTCAGGAACAGTAAAGTTTGAAAGTGGTAACAGTATGGTATTAGATAAGTCTAAAGCTTTATTTATTAGTAATCATTTTGCAAACAATAAGATTGCAATATTTTATAAGTTTAAAGAGGAATTAAACGTAATTCAAAGTATTGGTAATATTACTACTGATTTGAATGAGTTTAATACTACTGATAAATCAATAGCTTTGCAAATAGTTAGCGGTAGAGAAGGAATAAATTTAAGCGCTGCAAAATATATTGTTTATTATAATATTGATTTTAGTGCGGTTAGTTATTGGCAGTCACGTGATAGGCTAACTACAATGGATCGGTTAAGTAATGAAGTTTTTTGGATATTTGCTAAAGGTGGAATTGAACACCATATTTATAAACAAGTTATGGCAAAAAAGAATTTTACATTAAGCACATTCAATAAATATTATGGCAAGTAAATTTCAATCACAAGTAATTAAGCAATATGAAAGTAATGGTTGGACAGTGCTAAACATTATTAAATTATCGGACAATGGTTATCCTGACTTATTATGTATGAAGTTAGGTGAAGTTGACACCTGGATAGAGTGTAAAGAAGGCGGTGACACATTAAAGCCATTGCAGAAATTTAGAATAAGTCAATTAAATAAATTAGGTAAAAAAGCATTTTGCTTACATAAAGAAAAAGGATTAATATGTCCAGTTTATTAACATAAAAACAAGACAAAAACAAATGAACATAAAAGAACAATTAGAACAAAGTCTTAGCGAAATGGGTATATTAGCCTATATCATAGCTAAGCATCAGCAAGAATACTTGGATGGTATTACAGGCCTTAAAAAGTTAATGGTATCAAGTGAAGTTGCGGTAATGGAAAGGCTAAGTAAGGCCAATCAAGACTTTATACGTAAAACCGACAAATCATTAAAGAAAGCTAATATTGATGTAACTAAAATAGAAGATTTGGTAATGGATATGTTGGATAAAATAGAATTAGAACTTAAAAAATTATAATTATGGAAAATAAAACAGCATTACAACAAGCATTTTCAGATTTAGAAGAAATGCACCCACATTTATTTAATACGTTTTCACAACAAGGCAGGGAGTTTGTTTAT